TTATTTCTTCCAAATCGTAATACTTTTCCTCAAAGCTACTCGTCCATATTTCTTCATTTGCTGACTACTATTACCTTTTTGTTGCTTTAAAGTGTAAATTTTCACAGGAGTAAAACCTATTTGCTCGGCCAAATTTGTAGTAAGAAAATCAACCGGGATAACTTCGCCCGCATATCTTACATTATCATTAACGAAAGCGACGTATGCACCAGTTTTACATACGCGATACAACTCAGAAAACAGAAAGGTCAATTCTGTGAAATACCCCTCCACCATTTTAAGGACTCCCTTATTGTTTATTTCTCCATTTTCATTACGGTTCTTCAAGGCGTTATTTATTTCTTGAAGTGCCGCATTTTCATCGACGATATTCATTGTTCTCTCATAACGTTCTTGTTGTCCTATTTGTTTGTAATAATCCTGTAGTTGTTCTATTTTAGATTTGTTTTCGACTGTACATGACAATAAGTCCTGCCGTAATTTTCTCACCCCGGCTTCTGACATGCCGAGATAGGCTAATTCCATCGCATAGGTGCGAGTGTAATCATATCGGTTACAGTATGGAGGAGAAGATATTACTGCACTAACTGTTCCGTCTGCAATCTTAGGTAATTCAAAAAGCGCACTTCCTTCAATAAATTTACATTGCGTATCAAATCCACTAGGATTATTATTTAGATACTCTATATCTTTGATAACACCACTTAGTTCTTCTGTCAAGACTTCTTTAAGAGATGGCAATTGCCCTTTGTCCAATTTGACAACAAAAGGTTTTCGCCCAGTTTTTTCTCTGGCCTCAGCGGCTGCGATAATCTTGGGGCAACGCCAATCCCATCGAAGATATTGCCCATCTTTTGCAGAGTAGCTTATACGTTCCAAAGCATTCAAAGTACAAAGTTCAAGGAGCATTTTCGTATTCTCAGAATATCTGGAATTACGAAAATGTTCTTTGTAATAAGCCAGCTCCCGACTCGTTTCTCTGGGATAGCCGTCTTTAGTAATTCTTATTTCAGGAGTTCTTCCATCATATTCTTCTGGAACGTTCAAATTTATTATCTCTTTAAGAAGCTCCTTCAGCTCCAATGTATTGTATGTGTAAATAGCGGTTTTTGCATGAATAGCAATTTTTGACATTGGCAGAATGTCAAATCCGAGACTATTATACCCATTGAACATTGATACTAAAGCCGTTGTTCCTGAGCCCATAAAAGGGTCGGCCACTATGTCTCCCTTTTGCAGGTGAAAATCCTTCAAAAGAGTTCTAACCAATTCAGCTGAAAACCCCTCCTTGTATTTTAGCCATTTATGCAGACAATCTCTTTTGCTTAATTGATAACTGACGCTTTGACGATTGAATCGCTCGGTTATTTCGGTGATAGGCCAATACCGTTCTTCTAAAGCAATACGGGCTTTCTGAGAATTTGTATTGCCAGCAGAAAACTCGGTCACATACCATCCTTTCGCATCAACAATTTCCAAATTGTGAAATACATCCTGCATATTTATAATTTTATCAGCCAGTCACAATAAGCAGTCAATTGTTTGTCTACTGTAAGGTTGGCAGCATTCGATAATATTCCTTCCGATAATTGATTGTAAATCTCTGTCGCCATCTTCTTTTCGATAGCAGCAGCGATAAAAGATGTCTTTACTTGATAATCCTCAAAAGCTTTGCGAATACGTACCAACGCAGAATTTCCAGTTTGCCAATGTTCATCAGCCCCAGCCGGATCTATTCCCCCTTTTAATTCTCCGAACATGATAGCAAGGTTATTATCATTCACAATCTTTCCTCCTGCAAACTTTTCTGGATCTCCCTTATAAAGACTGATATCTATATTATTTTTAACAAGAGGTATAGTTGCATTAAAAAATAAAACTCTATCGTAAGATTTATCTTGTGGCACAATGTTCCAATAAATAGCCGTAACATCATCCACTCGTTCAAAAACATCCTCATAACTTAAGGTCTGCCACTCATTATTCTTTTTGTCATCTTTAAAAAGAATTTGAAAGGCAATTTGTTGCATTGAAAGGATAGACAATATTTTTCTAACAAGTTTCACTTGGGCGACGGAACCTACATAGTTACGCATTGAACCGCCCAAAGAATCTCCCTTGATCAACAAAAAACGATTTTCCAATTCATCTACAAAATTTTCACCTGCCGGAGCAAGAAATTCTGAAATTAATATCCTTATAGCTTCGGTTTTATCTTCTTCCGTGAAATATTTAAAGGCCTTATCAGAAAGTCCCGATGCGGTTAATAGACTATTGCGGATCTCTTCAATATTCAATAAATCCGAAGGAGATGCAGCTTGGGAAGATAAGCTCTTTAAGGTTCTAGCCTGCTCTATATAGGGTTGAGCCTTATAATTTTTAGCACGTGCAGCTTCAATGAAACCAGCTCTCGTCTGTTCTCGTGATGTAATGAGGTCCTCAGCACATTGTATGTATTGATATTTATCCATTTCTATCATAGTTGAGTATATTGAATTGACAAATATACGAATAACTCGCGTAAAAACGAAGGAATCGGATAGATTAAGATAAGTGACTGACACTAAAGAAAGTCAAGCGGTATATCTCTCTGTCTGTCCGACTCATTAAAAAGTAGGATTGTGAGAGATTAAGAAGGGCGATTGCTACTTATCCGTTGCCTTTTTCGGCCCGGAAAAATTCGCTGAAAAACACCCTGTCGAACCGTTTGCTACCGCAAAGAATGCTTGTATTTTCGGTATTCGCACTGTAAAGATAACCGTTTTTTCCGATTATCGGGAAAATACAGCCGCGTTTATTCGATCCGGGGTTCTGTTTCGCTGTTCTGCTATATTTTTCATGGCTTCAAATGGCTCTATATCAACTAATTTTGCAATTAGATAAATAGAGTTATGGAACAAATGGATGCAAGGGTCGCGTTCTACCTGAAAAAGAGCGAAGCGAATGCCGACGGTTGTTGTCCCGTCATGGCACGGTTGACCGTCGGCAACCATTCCGAGGCGGCTTTCAGTGCCAAGATGTCGGTTCCCGTATCGTCGTGGGCATCGGGCCGCGCTACGGGAAAGAGCGCCGCTACGCGGGAAATCAACCGGAAGTTGGACGAACTGCGTGCCTCGGCACTGGCCATCTACAAGGAACAGTCTGCGATACGGGAGGTCGTGACCGCCGAAGAGGTACGGGATCTGTTGCTGGGCAAGGCTTCCGGACAAACGACCCTGCTCAATTATTTTCAAACGTTTATCGAACATTTCGAGAAGCGCGTGGGTGTAAACCGCGAGAAAGGCACGCTCAGATCCTATCGCTATGCCCGTAATTGCGTCTCCGCTTTCCTGCAAACACAGTATAAACTCTCGGATATTCCCTTTGCTGCCCTCGACCGGTCGTTCATCGACAGGTACGACCTTTACCTGCGGACGGAACGCCGCATCGCGCCGGGAACTATCGTCTTGCTGACCACAAGGCTGAACACGATCGTCGGCGAGGCGGTGGCGGAGGGTATCATCACGGCCGACCCGTTCGCCGGGTACGAACCGAAACGCCCCGAAAGGGTGCAGAAATACCTCACTGCCGACGAATTGCACCGGCTGATGACCACGCCGCTCCATCACCCGACGCTCTACCAAACCCGCGACCTGTTCCTATTCTCGTGTTATACGGGCATTCCTTACGGGGATATGTGCCGCCTGAGCGAAGACGATCTGGAAACTGCCGAGGACGGCGAGGTATGGATCAAAACCTCGCGCAAGAAGACGAAGATCGACTACGAACTGCCGCTGCTCGATATTCCCCTCCGTATTCTCGACAAATACAGGGGTATCGCGCCGGAAGGGAAATTACTTCCTATGTACGGCAACACTACACTCAACCGGGCTCTGAAACGTATCGCCTCGATCTGCGGTATCGAAAAGCGGCTCGTTTTCCATTGCGGACGGCATACCTACGCCACCGAAATCACGCTTTCGCAGGGCGTTCCGCTGGAAACGGTCAGTAAGATGCTGGGACACACACGTATCGACACGACACAGATTTATGCCAAAGTAACCGATGACAAAATCGGCGCGGATACGCAAAACCTCGACAAGAAGCTCGCCGAGCGGTTTTCGATAGCTCTGTAATCACCTTTTTCAAATCCGAATCATCATGGAAACGAACAATAAGGAGATAAAACGCCGCAGTACGTTCGCCGTACTGTTCTATATCAATCGAACTAAAGTCCGCAAGGACGGCACCTGCCAGCTCTTGTGCAAAGTCAGCATCGACGCCGAATCGGCTCATATAGGTATCAAAGCCGCCATCGAACCGTCGCTGTGGAATCCGGAGACAGGACGCGCGGACGGTCGGAGTGCCAACGCCCGCAAGGTAAACCGGGCCATCGACCTGCTGACCGAACAGATCGAGGCCCACTATCGGAGGATTCGCAACGACCTCGGCTTCGTCACGGCGGAACTGGTGAAGAACGCCGTAAAAGGCGTAGGACAGAAGCCGCTCACGTTGCTGGCCCTGTTCCGGGAACACAATGCAGAGTTTTACAAACGGGTCGGCGTAGATCGGACGAAAGAGACCTATGCCAGCTACGAGAACTCTTACAACCACTTGGCTGCGTTCGTACAACAGAAATGCGGGCAGGAAGACGTCACGCTCCGAAGCCTCGACAAAACGTTCTACGACGACTTCGACCTCTTTCTGCGAACGGAGTGCGATATGATGCAAAAGACGGTGCACGAACACCTGTACCGCCTGAAGAAAATGACCAAACGGGCTGTCAGCCAAGGTACGCTCCGCCGCGACCCTTACGGCAAGCTGCACCCGGAGCTGCCCGAACGCAAGAGCCGCCACCTCAAACTCGAAGATCTCAAAAAGCTGATGGAAACGCCCATCGACAAACCCAATCTTCAGCGGGTTCGGGACTGGTTCCTCTTCTCCTCCTTCACGGGCCTGTCCTACTCCGACCTGAACCAGCTCTCGGATAAGGACATCACGCAGGCCGCCGACGGAACGTGGTGGCTTCATATACGGCGCAAAAAAACAGATACGCCCTCGGCAGTCCGGTTGCTGGAGGTTCCGTTGCGGATCATCGAGAAATACCGGTCCGAACGTCGGAGCGACAAGATTTTCAACCTTTACAGCCGGAAGCATCTTATCATACTTACGCGAAAACTGGGACAAGCATATGGTTTCGATATGACCTTCCATAAGGCCCGGCATAATTTCGGGACGCATATTACCCTCTCGATGGGCGTGCCTATCGAAACCGTGAGCCGTATGATGGGACACAAGAGCATCACCACGACTCAGATTTACGCCAAAGTGACCGACAAAAAGGTGGGTGAAGATATGAAAGGGCTTAAAATGAGAACGAAAGGCCGGAAAATAGTCTTATGCGAAGAGGATGTGGGCGTTATGAAAAAGAAACGGGCCCAGTCCGACAGAGAAAAAACGACGTTCGCTTGACGGAAAAGAAAAATATTCGTATAATTATCCAACTAATATCCAAACAATATGGCAACGACAGGAGAAAGAGCGACAGGAACGATAACGATCGAGTACAATACCGTAACCGTAATCCCCGGTGCCGATGGCGATGTGTGGCTGACCCCGTCCGAAATTGCCCGTATGTTCGAGGTGTTCGTATCTGCGGTCACGAGCAATATCCGGGCGATTTACAAACACGGTGCACTGCGTATGTCGGAAACCTCGAATCTTCCGACGGCACATGCTGAACTGTATAATCTGGAAATGATCTCGGCGTTGGCCTTTCGGGTGGACACGCCCCAGAGTGCGGCGTTCCGGCGATGGCTGATCCGCCGCCCCTATTCCCCGATGGTCGTGCTGAAGGTCTCGCAGGAGGAACGGACGGTAGTGAACTGACCTCGGAAAGAAAAAAGCCGTCTAACAACCTTGATTCTAACGTTTTCGCCCCTGTCGGAATTCATCCTGACAGGGGCGATTTTCAATCTCGGGAATTTGTCAGACAGCCCTTCTTCTCGTTCCGGTGTTACAGCAACGCCTTATCATCCGTTCCGTTATACGAATCCTGGAGTAACTTTTCGATCTCCGACTCCCGGTACAGCACTTTCCCGCATATCATGTAATAAGGGAGTTTCCCCGAGCTGCGGTATTCCTGCAACGTCCGACGGTGGACTTTCAGCCGCTCCGAAATTTCCTTGTCCGTCAGGTACGACTCTCCGCCCAGAATCAGGCGATGGTTCGTACCGAATTTTTCCAGACCCTTTTCGATACGCTTTATCAGGTCGAACACTTCGGTCTCGCTACTGTCCGAGCCCTGCACAATATTATTTCTCATAGCTTATTCCTCCGTTTACTTTTTCGATTGTTTCAACAATGCCTCTACGTCTTGCGGCTTATAGTAGATTTTATGTCCGACTTGCGTGTAGGGAATGATCCTTTTTTCACGATATGCCTGAAGCGTCCTTTTAGCGATGCACAGCATCTCGCAGACCTCCTCATTGTCGAGCCAGTGTCCCAGGCGTTTTTGCTGTTTTGCATTCAGGGCCTCGATCCTTCCGGCCAGCGTTTCGAGTCTGGCCACCATAGAGTCATAGACCCGTTTTTCGATCATTATCATCTCCATAATTACAATGTTTAGCTTTCCCGGAACCCAAAAATACTTTATGGAATACACGTCCGAGCCTTTTGCAGATGCAGATGTAAGGGTTGGCGTCGCTATATGTCACGGTTGGCGTCGCCGCTTTGAATTTGTAAAAGCAAAGAAAATATGCGAAATTTGAATGGCTGAAACAGTTATATTGGGTTATGCTTCTGACTTCGATGACATATAGGGAGATGTACGACCATCTCGCCGCTGACAAATACAAAGTAGACATCAAGCAGGAATACCTACGGCCCAAAGCGGTTAAAGCATTTCGTAAAACAAGCCGTTTTCCAGCATGGGAACTTTATGAATATAAAATTCCGGCAACCAACAATCAGTATATCATTTATTTTTACGCAGAAACCAGGGCCAATGCAGAATATCCCGAAGTCGGCTCTTTCTGTATTGTTTATGCAGACAAACATCGGTTTGTCGTTCAATGGGGTGCGAGCGGGTATAAGCACACCCCGGATAGCAAAATGGTAGGCGTCAGGCAAATCAGTGTCTATACATCCCATTTTTTTCAACGATACAGGGAGCGTTTCTTAAAAGACAAATCGCCGAGTGCTAATGAAGTAGCTGCGAGGTATTTCTCCCGGAATACTATCGTCATGCCCCTTCAGCAAAATGAGGGCATCAACCGCAACTATGAAAAATACGGAAAGACAGGAAAGTATGCCTTTCGTATCAGAGACGGGGTCTGTTTTACCTACATGAAAGCAGAAGGTATGATAAGTGAGGACGGTGATAGGCATAAGGATAAGGTAGATACCGTATATGTGTGCTATACTACGTTTATGAACGAATCCGGTATGACTGAAAGCCAGCGTAATGCTATCTTTCAAGAACATTGTGTGCAATGGCGGCAATTATACGATACATTCCTAAGTGAAGTTAAAAATGGAGCTATCACTCTGCGAATTGAACCCGAACCATAAAATCTCATTCATAATTTTTAGTCAGTTATACATATATTTGGCAATAAAGTTATCTGCTTTTATTAGGAATACTAACAATTCAGCGCCAAATCTCAGCTTGTTAATTTGATGATGCAAGCCGCTGAAAACTTTAACGATGACAATATAAACAATGCTCTATGATTACCAATTTCAGCTTCGGAGTCCCCGGCGAAATGACAGATGCTGACTATCCGATGCCGCTCGGGGACTATTTCGACATCGAGAAGGATATGATGCAGGTCGGCGGCGAATTCCTTTTAGTCCGGGACGAGGAAAGTAACTTTTACTTTCTCTGCACAGACGACTGCAACATCGAAATACTATGCCGTGCTTATGATTGGTATATCGTATCGTCCGGCCGTTTCAACGACCGTTTGCGGATCGGTATGGGGCTGGCCGGAGAGGATGCTTACGGTAGCGAGATGTTCCGGGTCGAGGACGAGCAGACCCTTCGGCGGTGGCACGACATGCTGAAATTCACCTTTAAGGGCGATTTCATCCGCAGCTATTATCCCAAGACCAACCGGTTCCGGGGCAAATTGCGCGTGGACGGGGCTTTATGTTTCTATATCCACGACTATTATCCCGTATCGCATAAATTGAAGCTCACGAGCGAACAGAAGAAAGTTGTCAACCTCGTATTCCGTCTCAAAGAGGGCGCCTGTGCATCGCTGGCCGCCAAACTCTTCTCGCTGGCTATTTCACGAATGGAGTTTTTCAATGGTTTGGCCGATCCGATCCTGATACCTCTTCCAGCTTCCACGAAAGAGAGGCACCGGCAGCGTTTCGAGTACTTTTGTGGGGAGCTTTCCCGCCGTCTGATAATAGACAACGGTTTTTCTGCCGTCCGGATCGAGCAAGACCGGGAGCAGCAGAAAGGCACCCAACAAAGGAATATGTCCGGCGTAGTCTTCGACCCGGATTATATCGAAGGGCGCGACGTACTACTACTCGACGATATCCTAACTACCGGCATGAGCTTTACGCTCGTGAAACGCGAACTTGAAAAATTGGGGGCCAATTCCGTAACCGGCATATTCCTAACTAAAACCGTCGGCGCGAAATGAGTTTGTTCGAGAGCAATTTTGACCAAGCCATTAAGATGTAAAACGGAAAACGAGTAAATTAACATAGAGTTTGTATGATTCGTGAGCTAACCTATAATAACAGAATACTGTCTGAGCAAGAACGGGTAGAGTTCTGTGAAAAATCGGATGAATATATAAACATGTTTTCCGAGTGCATTGAGGGAATATGCCAACTCGCAACCAAGATTCAGAAGTCTGAAAATTCCGATTATGATAAAATTACCAATACGCTAATCAAGATTGGTACTTTTACAAGTTACTCCTTTTGTGATTGCATCGTATTGACAAAATTATTTGTCAGGGCAACGAATCCGTATGAAAAAAGCTTTCTTCGGGGCAAACTGAAAGTCCAACTTAATGAAAGTTTCAAAAAGCTATATGGGTTTAGCAAGAAGGGATATAAAGATTCCCATTGCGCGCAGTTGGAAACCATCATAACGATGTTTCCCGGATTCAAAAGCGAGTTTGATGAATTATTGTCGGACTTGGAGCAGATTTCAAAAAATTCTTGGTGGAAAAACGAAAGAGATGCCGAAGTGCACATCAATGCAACTAAACTTTATAAACTGCGTCACGAAGAGATAAATGAGAGTAAAATCGCCATGGAAACTGTACAATTAACGGATTTATTCAATCGCTTTAATCATCTTATCAGCGAAGTGCACCGAACGCTTCTCAATCATATGGTTGTGAGATATGTAAAAGAAAATGGCATTGGGAATGCTATATAATATTATGCGTTTTTTGTTGTTCGTCATCCGGTTTGAGCAAAAAAGGCAATACTAAATATAATGTTTGAAAGGCAGTACACCTGTTTTGATATCTTTCCCCGCAGTGAGGATTTCCCCGATGGAATCAGCGAATTTCAATGTGACAGGAATACCGTCACCATATATACAAGCATTGTAATTTAACTTCGTCAAACCCAATATATCCTTACAAACCACTTCAATATCTGCTTCTCCTCTGGTTACGGCTATGTCAATTGGATTCGGCGTCTCTAAACCAATCTGAGTTTTGAATCTGGGGATAAATCCTTTTGTCCAAAGGAACGCTTTTCTATCATCATACTGTAACATCATTCCTCTGGGAACGCAATACGAATATTGCCGATATAACTTAAATGTACTATTTTCCTTTATTCTTACTCCGATAATTTTTGACTTGCCCGCAACTGCGTCTTCAAATCCAGCCCACTCCGGATCATCGAAAAATGTTTTTGCATGGATAAAAATTTCATTGGGATAACATTCAAAGCGATTATAGTATGCTTCTAAAGATTGAGACACGACTTCAAAAGCATCTTGCTGTGAAAGATGAAATTCGCCGGTAGTAGGATTCCACCAAGGACCAACATTTCCCCTGAAAACCATCCCATCGCCTGAATCAAGAAACATCTGAGCTGCACAACAAGCATTTTTGTTCTTTGTATCGCTTTCTGTTTTCTTATATACTAATCCCAAATAACAAACTCCATCCCTAATCTCTCCAAGTTTCCACGGAAGACCTCCTAATTTATAATAGAGGGTATTAGATATGTTCCATGCTTTAGCTGTATCAAATTTTTTTTCTTCCTCAATTTGCTTATCGGTTAACAGATTCTCATAGGCTATTTTACTTTCCCGAATTATCTGAGTGACGATTTTTACAGATAATATTTTGGCTTTTAGCTGATTGTGAAAATTGACTTCAAACTCATACGCTTCTCGAAGGGCATCTTTTTCCTCTTGGAAAAACATATCCAATTGGGTCGAATTCCGTTCATTTTTCTTAAGCCCAATGTTAATATTATCTTCCGATTTCGGAATCTTCGAATTTGGTCTGCCGAATTTATAAATATCCTCTGGTATTACGACAAACCAAACATCCACAGGCATCTCTTCATGCTCGGTATACCGTATTAACGGCTGGACATATAGATTCACTAAATTATGAACTCGTTGATGAGAATCCGTGTATTTTAGGTATTCATCAATGTCCTTTTGCTTAATATCAAGTTGAATAATGTTATCAAAATTGATCGATATGCCGAAGGTAGATTCTAATCCCGGAAAATTTGGTCGGGCAATGGATAAATCCTCATTAACAATAGGACCATGTATCCTTTTCAGATAGTCAATCATCTTTCTCCTTAAGTTAGACGAACCGATGATACCGATATTTCTAACACCTTTAATCCTTTTATGATCAAAGGGACCAAAAAGCATTAAACCATCCCGGGGGTCAATTGCTGTTTGGCCACTACCGAATGTCAATGATGGCTCACTGATATATTTTAGAATAGGTTCAATCATTTGCTTCCTCTGCCGTTAAATCTTCGTAATAATCTTCTATCTTGTCGACGCTCATTTCAGCGTCCGGATCTATGTACCCCATTTCACTTATAAGCATTTCCGGCCATTCTTTCAGTTTGATTTGCTCTCCCTGCAACGTTACCTGAATGCTTATTTCTCCATCTTTATTTTTTAGGCGTTGAATAAATGCGAGCAATAAATCCCTCCATGCTTCATTAAAGAGGCGTTTCCCTTTTTTCCTTCTGAATGAATGCTGTTTCTTTTCATCATCTATCAATTGAAAGCCGTCCGATGTAAACAGAATGTGAGATTTAAGAGAAAACCCAAGAAACGGGAATAGTGTCGGTTGAATAGAAACTCCATAATGCCAAAATCCCACTCCTCGCATTTCCCCTAATAGAGCTTTTGCTTTTTTCCTTGTACTTTCAGGATAGATAAACTTTACTTTCGTAATTTTATCATATTTCGGGAGAAAATAAGCTAATCTCTTATTCGACATTTCATGCTTCCATAAGCCAGCACGTCTGAATAGATTGGCAATTACACAATACATCAGCCTCTTGAAATGATTCTCGGCGTCTCTATGTTGAGGAAACTTCTCAGACATGAACCCATCTAAAATATCTGTTAGAGAAAATGCAAACGTGTGTTCTGGCCTAACTTCAATCATTTCATTATCTCTTTGAACAGAAAAATTCAAATTCCCATCAAACGAAGAAATACAATTGGATAATAAACTAATCGGAATTTCTTTATTCAGGTCTCTGATGGCTTTAGCTTGAGCGGTATTGGCAAATTGATACATATAGAACCTATTCGGCATTTCAGCTATCGACCACCATGAAGTATAATATCGCTCCTCGTGGGGTATAATTGAGCAGTTAGAAATATACTCATTTTCATACCATTCTGAAAATGAAGACTTCTGATTGCCGAAATTAGAAGGGACATTGTCTTTCTCCAATTTTTTTAGCAGTTGCTTTAATCCATCAGCCCAATTATTATTAAATGGAATATGGTTAATATTAGGTTGTCCTATTACTAAATGATAGCTGGAATTGTCTATATGTAATGGTATGATAAAATCCTGCAATCCATCTTGTGCAGCAATACTCTTTGCGTATTCCAACTCATTTTCAATTCCTTGCCGAAGTATGCCTTCTGTCGTTACAATATTTTTTGAATAAACGAACAAAACTTTTATCGAACGATCCAGGGCTTTTTGAATGGTCGCCCAAAAACGCTCTCCACCCAGTAACCCTTCTTTATCTATCCAAACTTTATATCCTAACATCTCCAATCGGGAAGTAATCCAGATGGAAAAATCGTTATCTGCCGGGGTTGCATGACTTATAAATATCGTATCTCTCATAACCTATCTTTCAGTATCAATAGATCCTGTTTCTTTACTGCCTTGCTTTGATAATTCTTTATAATAATTCCGTCATATATACGGGCAAGCAAAAAATATCCTTGTCTTTCTTTAGATCTTTGGTATAGAGAAGATACCTGTGAAGGATTCTCGCCGAAAACTTTTGCTGGAATTTATCGAGGGATTTGTGTGAGTTATATCCGGAAGATTTAACTTCGATAGGGCATATCTTGTCTTTACGCGAAAGCAGGAAATCTATTTCATAACTGCGGACAGTTTTATTCTCTTCTTCGTCTTTCACTGTCTCCTCCTTAAATGTATAGTAGAAAAGTTCATTGCCTGCACTCTTCAACATTTGGGCGATTGCATTCTCGTATACATACCCCAAATCTGTACTGAGTTTATCGGAAAGGAGCTTCCGGTATATCACATTCTCCGTATAGTCGCGATCCATAAAAGCGAGCGTAACGAACAATCCCGTATCAGCAAGAAACATCTTGAAATAGTCGTAATCAGCATGAAGAGAGAATCCTACACTGGGATCATTCGCATGATAGGCAAAGTTTACCGTCATGGAATCTGCCATATCCATCAACAACTCACTGAGCCGAGCGGCTGTCGCATTCTCAATCACGCTTCCTACCTTATAACGTGTCGTATTGCGGGAGAGTTCTGCCGGAATCGAGGTAAACAGCCGCGATGCGCGTCCTGTCGGATCGATTTTACGAAAATCGTCGATATAAAGTTCGAGAATGTTCCGTTTTACGGCATCTATGGCTGAAAAATCATTTGAATCGAGGTATGCATTTATTGCCTGCGGCATACCGCCGATGAGCATGTACAGACGGAAATTGCGCATAAGATCACGATTGACGGCATCACCCAAAGACTTAAAATTTTGATACGAGTATCTGAGCAACTCATAAGTCTGGAGTTTATCGATAGCCCATAGGAACTCTTCGTAGTCCAGCGGATACATCGCGATACGTGTTTCTTCGCTCGGTATCACGATTCCTTTCACATTTTTTTTGATGGAAAGGAGTGACCCCGTTTCAATATAGTCATATCGGTGATCCTTTACAAGATGCTTGATTGCTTGTCGTGCCGGAGGACATAGTTGTACTTCATCGAAAACGATAACCGATTTCCGTTCATGCAATGACACATTGAATAGCGACTGAATCCGTAAAAAGAAGTAATTCAGATCCGAAATATGTGAAAACAACTCTTTGACCGCATCGTCTGCTATCGAAAAATCGATGATGATATAGGATTCATACTCTTTACGAGCAAATTCCTCGGCAATGGTCGATTTTCCGATTCGACGCGCACCTTTTATCAAAAGTGCCGTATGTCCATCGCTTTCTTGCTTCCATCGGAGCATTCTTTCGTAGATCTTACGCTTGAATATTTTTTCGGGCATGACTGAAATTTTTCATTTACTGCAAAGATAAATGTTTTGACGAAAATAAGAAAATGTTTTCATTCTATTTTGCCGGAAAACATAAAATGTTTCAGCAACAATTTGTCGGAAAATGAAAAATCCCATCCAAAAGAAAAATAAAAATGGTTTTTACTATCCCATTGCCGCTACTGCGGCTATTTCTTTATATGTATGACTTGCTTGTGTCCGAGCGTCGGACGGAACTCGGGGCACGAACAAACGGCGGCGGGAAGAACCTCATCGCGCGGTGTCCGTTCTGCAGTAAGGATGGGAAGTTCGGAGTCTATATCGGCAAGAAGACGTCCGCAAGAAACCTTTTATGGTGCACTGCTTCTCGTGCGGTCGTTCGACGACCACCTTGGAGAGGATGCTCGAAAGCCTTAGCCGGATAGACCTTATTCTGTACTTTACTTATTGTTTATCGAGAAGCGATTACATCATGAATATATACTTATAAATAAGAGGTCTATTTAATCAAATTCAATTGTCGCGCTATATCCTGTGTAAATTTAGCCATTGGTCGCTTATGGATATCTTCAACAGTATCGTAATTGCCGATGATTAGCCGATTGATTATAGATTCATCTTTGAAAAGATCCTTGAACTGTTTTGCTAAATGTCGCTTATAGCTTTCAGTATAAATCTCTTTTTTCTGAATTAGTTCTGCCACAATATCTTTCTGCGTATTATAAATTCCCGTGATGCTAAAGTTTTTGTCATGGTCTTTAGACAACGCCTGGTATCCATCCGTTGAAAGAAAACCAACTTTCAGGCATTCTTCATCATAAGATTTCATGTATTTGACGATCGAATCTTTGGTTACGTAAAAGAGAAACGGATTCAGGTCATCCTTAGAATCCTCGGTATAAAGATCGAATTTTACAGAATTATCGTTCTTTACAGAATTACAGTTTCCGCATGACGGGCACAGATTGAAAAACGAAATTGCAAGAAATGGATATTTGGACTTGGGACGGATATGGTCCAGTTGAAATTTTGCTTGTGTTCCTCCTGCTGTTTTCTCCACAACAACAGCAAGTTGCGCATTGCAATAGACGCAGGTTTTAATTGATAATCCCAAATATCCGCTATTACGTATATAATCGGATTTGCGCAAATCATCATACCTTAACGCCTTAATAATAAGGTCGTAAAACTTCGCCGACTCACCTTCTATAGTAAATATTTTACCGAGATCCGCTTCTGGTAAAATACGATCGAACTTCCGTTTTGTACGTGCTACCTCAGAAGGTTTCAGGCAGTTCAAATCTTCATATTCGTCGATTATTTTCTGAACATACTCTCGATAGCTGGCGTCTTCTTCCGGTAAAGCGGCATATAGTTCCTGAAGTAATACAGGTGGGCGCTTAAAATCTTTTCGCCGTCTGGCAAAAGGATCTTTTGCATAATCTTTTGCTATGTGATATAATTTATCGTCGATGTAGATTCGTTTCATAGATCCAGTAAACTTAATTGTCTCTCAATTTCTTTCATCTGACGCTCAAGTTCATTGCGTCGTGTAACCCGGTCTTGGTATCGGATATCGTATAATTCTTGTAATGCTTCACGGATCAAATCTTCTCCAACTGTATTGATAATATATTGAACGTCAGCGGTAGACCATTGCTTCTTGCTATTGTTATCCCCTTGCAATAAGGTGAGAAGCTCTTCTATTTTATTATTTGCAAATTCACCGACTAATCCATTTTCCAAAAAGAAACTGGTGCGTAACAAATCATGGATATTGGCACCGAAAGTCTTGAAATCGCATACTTCATTATCATTCTTACCATCTCTAAGAAACAAGACATTATCCTGGGGGATATCCGAAAGAATAAATGGGGAATGTGTTACAACTATGATATTAAAATGCTTGATTCTGTTAAACTGACTTTTTTTCAAATAGTTGATTAGTTTGTCGATGAATTGTCTTTGGTATTCGGGGTGAAAATACAATTCGACCTCTTCCAAAACGATATTGACATAGTTATAATGGACACTCTCCACGTCATCGACAACTGAGTCCAGATTACGGACATGATAGAGAATCGTGCTCATGTAAAATAGGAATTGCCGTTCCCCGGAACTCATTTTATCGAAATAGATTACTGCTCCGTCGCTTTTGGACAACTCGATCCGAATATCGAAAAACGACGGAGGCATGGAAACTTGCTCCTTGTGTATAGTATTCAATCCTTCCAATATCTGCAAGTTTTTGGGCTCGTACTTAATATAATCTTCAGTGAGGTTCTGAAAATCCCGCCCGTCAGTTGCGTTTACATTATGCGTGACATAATCTATATATTTGAGAGTCTGTCTTATCTTAAATGTCACATGAGAAAAATCGCTTAAAAGCTTACGAACGAGATCTTTGATCCGAGATTCCTCCTCTTGGGAGCAATATTCCGAAAGATCCTTAACAGCAACATATTTCTGCCCGGTATAATTGGGATATGTCGCTACGATATGATATGTTTTTGCAACCAGATATTTGTATGCCCCATTCAGAGATGGTATTCCGGACCGGATATTTTCACCGAGATAGGCTTTGAGAGTAATATTGAAGTAATCACGCTCCTTCTTTTTAACGGAAACCCGCTTGACCAACTTCGTATCATATGTCTTCTTGTTCCGAACAAGGTTGTATGTATACTTTTCTTCAACACGGGATTGATTATAACTAAACGATAAAGAACGATACTGATAATCGTCGATAAAATCACCGAACTGTTTCGTGTTGAAATAATAGAACAGATAAGCCAGACGGCTGTTGGTCAACAAAGTCTCTTTTCGAATATCCAGACGGCCTTCCCGACGAAAAGGATTGAGTACGACAGGAGTAAGATACCCATCGTTTTTATGGAACAGTGAGTTGATCCAAATCTTATCCTTTCCAACACTTTCCTCCCCATAATCATCCACATTGTAGGAGTGGAATGAATAATTATTGACAATGGTAAAGAAAAATTGGCGTAACTGCTGTAAAGCCTTCTCCAACGGTGTTGTCTTCTCAATCTTATTTGGATGAACTCGTTTCCCGAAGGTGTCAATTATCCCCCAAAGAATACCTACTTTCGATGTTTCGATAAAATTCAGTTTGCCATCAATCTCAAAATAAAGAGCCGCGTTTACGTCTGAGACGGGGTATAACTGGCAGTCTTTATGTGCCTTGGCAGTAATATTGACGGCAAAGTTATTTATTACGCGCAGCATAATCTCTACGATCGTGCTCTTACCGCAGCCATTTTTACCGACAATGGCGCTAATGCTGATTTTGGGATCGAAAAAATCATCGGGAAGTTTATAATCCGGGTTGCGAATCGGATACTTTGTGTCGGGATCTAAATGGTATTTCTGAGTAAAGAAATACCAATCTTCTTGAAGAACCTTTCGAATATGCTTGGAACAATCCGGTAAAAGTTGAAGTGCAACAATAGAAAACGATTCCATAACGAAGAGTTTTATCTTATAAAGATAATAAATTCTTGACAAGAATCATAAATTTGAAACAAAGATTTGGCAGACCTTATGTGGAAATCTTCCAGTCCTAACCGCCTTGAATTTAATAATATATCACCACATTGAAGGTTAAAATTCAAATAACTTTTTCATATCGAGACTTTTTTGTGTCTGGTGTGCGGGCGAAGGGCTGATCCGTTACGCCCTTCGCCACAGTTATTTTCCGCACTTTTCATAACCTTTCTCCTCATTTATAAGCCGCCTTCACGAACCCGGTGCGGATGGTATCTGGTTTCAGAAGCAAAGGTATTTACGGGCTGCACGCCCCTGCAAGATCAAGCCGCCGGGCGGTTTTGCGAGAAATCTTCCTCTTTCCCTTCGGGCGAGCGTATTTCCCGCAAAAATCTTGACATGGGTTAAGCCCTTCTTTTTCATGCTCCTGAAACCAGATACCATCCACACCGGCTCCGCTACGGCATAAAAAAAAAGTCGAAAGGTTATGAAAAGCACAGAAAATAAGAACAGGAAACCGAAAACCTCCAACCTTCCACTCAGCATGGGTGCAGGTTTGCGGGCAGGGCTGAAAATCGGGGCTGTCGCGCTGGGTTTTTATCTCTTCGGGAGCGGCTTTGTTTGGGTCGTTTTGGCCTATCTGTTCTGCTATGACCTCCTGCGGGGTATCCTTTCCTGTCTTTTATCTCTCGTCGTTCTAATCGGCTTTTTCTCCTTTCTCTTTTCCCAAATCTTCTAAATCATTGAAAGTCATGGTAAAATATTATTCATTATTCGGCGGTACGACCACCGACACCGAAATCCAAGTCGCAAAGGAAAACCAAATCGTCATTTCTGAAGGCCCCGGCGCAATGCGCGACCGACTTGTAATTTACAAGGTCGAACACGATGCCAACGGATATATGTATCATTTGGTAAACCTCGAAACGAAAGCGATCCGGCGCACCGACATCCTCCGACCATACTCGCGGAAATTCGGTATCGGCATGTACTACACCGACGCGCCCGCGGAATTTATGGACGCTTTCGAGGCTGCCGCCCTTGTTGCCGAAGCCGAGCAAAAAGCAAAGGACGAAGCCGACGCGAAAGCCCGTGCAAAGGCCGAACACGACCGGATCGCGGCAATCGGTGCAGAACGACTGCGCCGGATTATGCCCGACAACGTGCAGGGGGTCATCGTGGCCGAACTCAACGAAACGGAATACACCGACCCCTCCTACGAATGCCGGGAAACGACCAGCATCTGCACCGTAATTCTCGGCTTTTCGACTACCTCCCGTAACGGTTTCGGGGAACTGCGCAAAGCCGCCCGGAATCTGTCCGAAACGGCGTATTTGACCGAATATAACAAGGACTACGAACACCGTTACCCCGGTTTCACGCTCGGCAGAAGCCCTTATTCAGGGTGGAGCATCCACAAAATGACCCACTACACCCGCGAGGGATTTATCGACGCTCTGGCCTATATCGCCGGAGATGAGAATAATATCCGGCTCAGTAGCCCCAAGCCGGAGCGCACACCGGAACAAGAACAAGGGCAAACCACTGTTCAAGGCGATTTTATCCTCGTGAACTACTCCGAGAAAGCGATAGCCCTATTCGGAGATACGAAGCCCATAAAGGACGCATTATCCGACCTCGGCGGACGGTTCAACGGGCGACTGACATACCGCGGAGAGAAATGCGCCGGGTGGATCTTTCCCAAAGCGAAAGAAATGCAGGTGCGCGAGTTAATCGGCATGGCTGGATAATCTGAAAGTCTAATTCGTGGGGCAGCCTCGCCCCCACATAAACCAACGAATCATAAAAATCCGAAAATATGAAAACCATTTATCTGCAAAGACAAGGCTCGACCGACACGTTTAACACCCTCAATGCAATCAACACGGATTTAGGGTATTACATCGAGGTCAAAGCGTGGAGCGACAACCGCTACAACATTATCATCGTATCGACCCGTAAGCAGGACGACGATACCAAAAACAAACGGATAGAAATAACCGCCGTTTATCCCTCATTGTCCGACGCCTTCAGACGGGTGGAAAAAGAACTGCGGGAGGAACTCTCCGAGGATGCGACCATTTCCGACACGATAGAAAAATACTGCCATAACAGCCCCTCCTACAAAGGATTGGCAGACAAATATTTGGCGGTTTGTTTCTATGAAAAAGCCACTGAAACGATACGCCTGTACCCCGAAAATTACTGCCTCGTCTCTTTCCGGCACAAGGGGACGAAAGACTACCTCCGAATGGACGGCGCAACGGCGGAATATCTGCCCATATTGGAAGAACAGGCCAAGCAATACGAAAAGGAGCAGAGTTGGACGTGCCACAAGGATAAATCCGAGGAGTTCAGACGCGAACGGTTCGCGTGGCTCATCGGGGAAGCACTCAAGAAAAAGGATTGCCACCGCAAATTCTATCTAACCGACACGCTTATCAAGTAATCCGCAAAGACAGTAATCCAATCCGGGGGGCGGTGGCCCCGCTCCCCTGCAAAAAACAACAGATATGACACTCAACGAATATATCACCCAAACAGACCCGCAACCCGATGTAAAGGTCGTCCTTACAGGGGGTGAATACATACAGCACGATGCAATCAAAGTAACCCCCTTTTCGGTACAGACGGCCGTAGATATTCCGGCGGTTATACAGCGGTATGGTATAAAAGATAATTATATCCGAATCGGAACCGCCCGGCAGTTGTTTACACGACATCCCCAAACAGGCGAACTGCGCGGAAGCATCTTTTTTCTGCCCGACGATGCCCCGGAGCCGCCCGAACTCACCCGGTTTCTCCGGTTCTTAAAGGCAAACGAAGTTTTTCTCAAACAATGGTGCGAAGCGCATACCATCCGGGGCGATTTACAGGAATGTAATGCCCGGTTTAGAACAGCATACGCCGAATATCTCAACAGCATAAGGAACACTTATGCCCTCACGGACGAAGACATTGATTTTTGGCTCTTTTGAACATTCACCCGGGGACGGTAACCCCGTCCCCCATAAAAACAAACCATCATGGCACAAGAGAATAAAGCAACCGATTATTTCAAACAGACGATCCAAAGCTATTTACAGCGCCGGGCGCAGGAGGACGAATTGTTCGCACCCCGGTACGCCAATCCCAAGAAGAACATCGACGACTGCATCACGTTCATCCTCAATTATGTGAAGCAAAGCGGGTGCAACGGCTTCGCGGACGATGAAATCTACTCGCTCGCCATGCACTACTACGACGAGGACGACATCGACATCGGCAAGCCCCTTACCAACTGCAAAGTTGTGGTAAATCATACGATTGTACTGACCGAGGAAGAAAAGGCCGAAGCACGGCGCCAAGCCATGCAAAAGGCAACGGACGAAGCCTACCGGAAAATTACGCAGGGTAAGAACAAGGCCAAGAAAGCTGAAACGGCCACCCAATCATCACTATTTTAATTCGATACACCATGAAACCGAGAAATAAATTCCAACAGAAGGCAGTCGAAGCAAGCAAGAAACTGCCACCGCTGACCCCGGCACAGGAACGCTGGGCCTATACCAAAGTTATCGAATCGGTAGGTCGGCGCACGAAAAAAGGTGTCGTTACCTGCCTCGACTGCGGTGAGGTATTCCATAATGACACCGAATGGAAACATTGTACCTGCCCCGCCTGCCGCACACGACTGCGGATAGAGGACACCCGCAAACAAAAATTCCAACAGCGAGAATACGCTACCTATATAACCGCCTGCGACGGGATGCAGGTCGTGCGGGTGTTTATGGTGAATTATTATGCCAAAGTCGGACGACCGCTGAACCGCTTTTGCCGCGAAGTCATGCAACGGTGGATAGCCCCCGACGGCAAATACTGCACCTTCGCCCGGAGCCGGGTATGGGGAACGATGTATTACGACCAATGGATTTATTCGTCCGACTTGGAACTGCACGGCGAATCGTGGATATATGACAATATTTACACGGACGATATATACCCCCGTATGAAACTCATCCCCGAACTGAAACGAACGGGATATAAGGGCGGATTGTACGGTCAGAATCCGACGACCTTACTTCGTGTCCTGCTCTCCGATAACCGGGCGGAATCCCTGCTCAAAATGGGACAGGACAGCCTATTACAACTGTATTTGGATGATAGCGGTCGCAGATTCGACAAGTATTGGCCGAGTATCCGTATCGCCGTTCGCAACGGCTATAAAATCACGGATGCAACGACATGGTGCGACTATATAGACGCTTTGCGAACATTGGGCAAAGACCTGCACAGCCCCAAATACGTATGTCCCGCCGACCTTAAACGGGAACACGACCGCTGTATAACCAAAATCGCCCGCAGGGAAGCCGAACGGGAAATAGCCGAGAACCTCTCCGCATATCTTCAGAAAGAGTGCGCCTACCATAAAGCCAAATCCAAATTCTTCGGCCTTATGTTCACTGACGGGCAAATCGCTGTCCGGGTGTTGGAGAGTGTGAAAGAAATCATCATGGAGGGTAAGGCCATGCACCATTGCGTCGGCACGAACGGATACTATAAAAAAGCCGATTCGCTCATCCTTTCGGCCACCATAGACGGCAAACGCATCGAAACCGTAGAGGTGTCCCTCTCCCAACTCAAAGTTATTCAAAGCCGGGGCGTATGCAACAAACAAACGGAGTACCACGACAAAATCGTGCGGCTCGTAAACGACAATATGCCCCTTATCCAAAAGCGCATTGCCGCCTAATTCATCCACCCGAACTATCAAGATTATGCAACCGAGAAATAGTTTTGAACAGCAAATAGAAGAGGCGGGGCGCATGCTCCGCCCCATCTCCGCCCGGCAGATACGGTGGGCGTTCGACCGATGCTTCGTCCGCTACGGGCGCAGGACGACAAAAGGCGTGATAACTTGCACCGAGTGCGGACACGCATGGACGGACAAGGCGGCGCGGAAGCATTGTATCTGCCCCGCGTGCCATACCCGGCTGACCATAGACGACAACCACCTGCGCCGGATTTACGACACGGCGGACTACGCCCTGTTTATGACCGTCCGGGGCGGGATGCAGGTATTACGCTTCGTACATCTGACCTACTATGTCCGTATCGGAGAAAGGGCGAAATACGTTCATTCCGAAGTCGTGCAGCGGTGGATCGCCCCGGACGGGCGATGCGCCACCCGTGCAAGACTCATAACGAACCGGCCTTTCTACAAAACGTGGGATTATACAACCTCGTTGGAACTGCGCCCCCATAAGCCGCTGTATAATATCCATCCCCGTTGTGTTCATCCCCGGCCGCAACTCCTGCCCGAACTGCGAAGAAGCGGTTACAACGGACGGTTTTACCACATATCCCCGCCGGAGATGTTCTGCGCCCTGCTGCGCGACAGCCGTGCCGAAACCCTGCTTAAAACCGGACAGGTTACGCTCTTGAAACACTTTGCCGAGAATCCCCGCACATTGGACGACTACTGGCCGAGTATCCGTATCGTTACCCGCAGCGGGTACGCAATTACCGATGCGGGAATGTGGTGCGACTATATAGACCTGTTGCGCTTTTTCAATAAGGATTTACGCAATGCCAAATATGTGTGCCCCGCCGACCTCGAAGCGGAACACGACCGCTATGTGGAACTGAAACGGAAGCATTACCGCAAGCAGAGAGAGCAGGAACGCATACGGGAAGCGATACGCCATGAACAGCAATACAGGGATGCCAAAGGGCGCTTTTTCGGTATCGACCTTACGGACGGCAAAATCCATGTCCGGGTCTTGGAGAGCATCGAGCAGTTCCGGCAGGAAGGCGAAGCCATGCACCATTGCGTCTTTACCAACGAATATTACCGCCGGGACGATTCGCTGATCCTCTCGGCCTCGATAGACGGCCAACGGCTCGAAACGGTCGAGGTTTCGCTATCCCGATTGGAGGTGGCGCAAAGCCGGGGCGTATGCAACAAGGACAGTCCGTACCACAAGCAGATTATAAAACTCGTTCAGCGCAATATGCACCTTATAGAAAATCGACTGACAGCATAATCCTAAATCTTTCAATAATTAGAATCGGGGCGGCGAAAGCCGCCCATAACACCCAAACCATGAAAACAGACACGAGTAAACAGAACCCGACCCACGAAATCCGGCAGAACGGAAAAACCGTACTCCGGTCGGATTGCGAGTTTTCGCTTCCGATGATTTTCAACAACCTCACGGGGCGAAATTTTGCAAAGAAATCGGAATATCACGATTATATCCGATTTATCGCTATCAAAGAAATGGGCTTTACCTACGGGGAAATAGAACTTGTCAAAAACGGAGAGGTCGTAGCCAAAGGACATATCACGAAGAAATAAAATCGGGGCGGCAACAGCCGCCGTTCAAACCTTTTATCAACCAAAAACAGACAAAACTATGGGAACATGGGGAGCAGGAATCTACGAAAACGATTCTACGCGGGATTATATAGACGGGATCATCGACAACATATCGAACGCCGTCCGGGACATTGTAAAGCGGGATTATACGCTGTTGCACGCAGGGATGCCCCAAAGCGACCTGTTCATGTGCTACATCGACCTGTTGAACGCCATTTGCAGCCGACACGACCTGCACACATCATTACCGGATGCAGAGGTGGTTCGGAAATGGAAAGCCAAATACATGGAGGTTTGGGAGTTTACCGTCGGCGAGTGCGATCCGGCAGAGGATTACCGGAAAGAAAGGGCTATCGTATTGAACGAGAGTTTCGATAACCTGATCGCCCTTGCAAGTAAGAAAAATAAATCGACAAAACTATGAAAAATCAAAAACACGACGACAAAACGACAAGAGCGTATGCCGTCCTTGCCCAACTCGAAACCCGATACCGGGTAAGAATTTGCGAGCACGACCACACGGCGATAGTCGTATCGGGCATTACCGAAAAACAACTCTCCGCCCTATGCCGGAGGTTGCATTGCTCCGGTATGTATAACGACACGGGACGGTTCGGGATCATCACCAATTTCGGAGAATATAAATAACAATCGGGGCGGCGACAGCCGCCCCATAACACCGACCGCTATGAAAATCATCTACAAAGAGGGAACCCGCAAGACCCTCGCAGAATCTACCGGAGAAGTCCGTAGCGCAGTCGCCACAGCATTGGAACTCGTCGAGGGCAAGCACGGATTCAGAACGCCTTTCGAGATATGGCGCAACTGTGAATTAGTCATAACCATCGGACATAATATCTACACAACATCCGTCGAGATACGTCCCCCGGCTATGGCTTATATCAAACGCCGGAGTAATTGGCACAACCGATACGCTTACTATGCGGCCGGAGCATTTCGGGGAAATAACGACAACGCGGAAGTAGAACTTATTTAATGGAGAACAACAATGAAAACGACAGAGGTAAACAAGGAATTGATAGGCAGAAGGTGCGAGTGCATCAGCTTCGGCACAATGGTTACGGGAGTAATCGAGGACATAACCGTTACGAAATATACGGCGAAGGTAAAAGTGCGTTACGACGAGCCCCAGCGCTGGGGTAACGGAATTTTGCACAGCGGTTGGGCGCATGGGGACAAGGACGACGAATCCGGCTCTTTGAAATACCTGCGCCTGCTCCCCGAACCTGTCCGACCGGACTATGAAACACTTGTCGTAACTTTTGCCGAGCCTATCCGCACGCTGGAGCGCCGTATCTTCGACGATTCGCAGGCGTGGGGCGTATCGACCCTGAAGGAGTGGATCGACGGCTACGAAAGCACCCGCTTTACGCAAATCGGCGACCGCACGGCGGTCGTAACCTCCGAATACAACATGGTGAGCGTGCGCGAATGGCTCGCCCGGCATACCGAAATCGAAACCTGCAAAACGGCGTAACGATGGTACGGGAGAGAATCGACGACTGGATGCAGATGGCCAAAGACCTCGCCCATGCCGAACGGGAACTGCAAATAGAACATTGGGTATATATCACGTTCGAGTACCGCGAGGACGACCGTTCGCGGGTCGTCCTGCACAAAATAGACATGCCCCGCAGGATGTTCGACCGCTGGCAGTGGCTCGTCGAGTGGCGCAGGGCCAAATACGTCTGCCAATACCCCCGTAAGGGCGTGCAGGTCTATTATTGTTACTACGACAAGCGGACGGGACTGCAAACCGGGTTCGGCTCCCTGCTCTCGTGCGTGGCAGCGGCGAAAGCGCAGATTACGAAAATCGGGCGTAAAATGGAGGAATACGTTAGTTACATGAGCGGTAACGATCTGTTTTTCGACCCGACGACAGACGAAAAATTGCGCTGCGCCAAAAAGAAATTGGCGCAGAAAAGGGCAAAGTATGCCGAACTGTGCGCCCTGCTCCAAAGCGAGGTCGCCAAACACCGGGCCAATCCCGGTATCTACAAACTGTTCATCGGTTTTCGCAAGCTGGGTGAATTTACGGACATCCCGCAAGCCCGCAAATTCGCCGAAGAAAGCGGCGAAACAGGGACTTTCAACCTTATTGGCGATCGTTTTCGGGATAGTTGGTATCAGCCGAAACATATCGGAGAAGCCGGAAATTAAATCTTGAAATTCGGCGCAAACGAAAAATCGACGGTTTCAAACCGTCGATTTTTCGTTTGCGGAACGCCGCCCCGGCAGGAGTATCGGCATATCGGTCAGTAATTCTTATTGAGCCATATCCCGAAAAACTTGTCGTAAATGCGGTAAACGCCCTGCTCGTGCGTAACGAAATCCTTTTCGAGCAATCCTTTGAGCGCCGCCTGCACCGAACTCGGAGAAGGCAGACTGTATTTCTGAACGAACTCCCCGGAGGTAACGGCACGGGCAGCGCCTTCCTTGCTGATGGCGATAAGCAGCTCTTTCTGTCTTTCGGGCAGGCGGAACAATATCTCCTGATAGGTGTATTTGTAAGAGTCGAGAATATTGCCCAACGCTTCGGGGAGCATTTCTGCCCTGCATTCTCCTCTTTCCGGTGTGATACCGTACAGCATGTTGAGCATCTTCTGCACATACCATGTCACCCCGTCGAAACGGTCGTAAATGTCGGCGACGACACCTTGCCCGATTTTTCGGCCGCTATTTTCAAAATGCCTGCGGGCGAAGTTTTCGTACTCCGACAACCCGATACACTCCAGATACATCATCGACACGCTTTGGTAAAAGGGGCGCGAGGCGTTGGCGAACATATTGCCCATGACGTGCCGCTGGCTGCCCGCAAAGATAATTATTATAAAATAATAATCAAATGCAAATCCACCTCCGCCGTGTCGTACACCCGCCGTACAGCATGATAATCTACGGTTTCAGCCCGGTTTTCTTTTTAGAGTGTGTGGCCGGCTTTTTCGCTGCGTCGGGAACATGGCGCGGCGATAATACCGGTGAAACAACATCCAGACGGGAATTTTGTGATGTAAGTTCATCTGTTTTAATCACCCAGAATCCATCCCTTTTACCGTTCTTGCGTTCGAGAATACCGTCCCGCACAAGACGGACGGTTATGGTTTTGACCGTTCTTTCGGACTTGCCGATATGTGCAGCGATCTCTTTTTGCGTCGCACTCGGCCGCTCCCGCAGATAGTTCAGTACGGCTATCTCTTCCAAAGTGCAATTCAAAGTGTAAATATTGCACTTTGAAATGTTGTCATGAGGGACGGTTGCACTTTGAATATCGTGTGCCGGACGTTCCTGTACGAGCATCGTCCGGTTTTTCAGTTCATTTTGTTCGGATAAGATCAGGTTTCTGAAAAAGGCTTCTATATATTCCGTAGTGGCGTAAATACCTTTACTCAGGTTATTGTAGTTGGCCCGAACCAATGCGTTGCGAAAATACCACGAATGGTCGGCAAAACTGTCATTGCTGATGTCGAATCCGAATGTCCGCAGGTATTTGATCGTAAACACAGCGGTAGTCCGGGTATTGCCCTCGCCGAAAGCATGGATTTGCCAAATTCCGGAAATAAATTTGGCGATATGCGTTATCGCATCGTTGATGTTCAGGTCTTTGTAGCTGAATTTTTTCTCCTGCTCGAAATCATAATCGAGCGTTTCACGGATACTGCCGGCACTGGCATAGAGGACGGTTTCACCGTTCAACACCCACTCCTTTTTCGTGATATTGTAATCCCGAATTTTTCCGGCAAACTTATAGATGCCCTCGAAAAGCCTGCGGTGAATGGCCATATATTCGACCGGGGAGAAAGAGAATGTTTTTTCCGAGAGTATCTCGGCGATGCGTGCCGACACCTTATCGGCTTCTTCCGTCCTATCCGCTATATCGGCTCTGACCGTTTTGGCTTGATAGTAGCTGTCGATAAGCTGCTTGGCTTCTTCGATGGTAATGTCGCCTTCGATATGTTGACGTGCCGTTCGTATCAGGTACTCCGACGGCTTCAGATCATCGACGGCTTGCAGACCTATCGCCGTCTGCCAGGCATAGCCTTTCTCCCGCTTATGCGGCTCGCCTTGTCTTATATATTCTTCAAAATCTTGCATTGGCTAAGTTTTTTTTAATTCTCCCCTTTGTCGTGTACCGAGTATCCCTCTCAATAGCGGCATTACGGCTTCGGAGCGCAGTCGTGTCGTATCTGTCATTATTTATTGCGGTATTTGTAGGGTATGCGCCAGCTCTGATCCGGCATGTAACGGTCGAGCGCAACCCGATCCATCCCGTAGAAGCGGGCGATCTCCTGCTTTTCGACTTCGTCGCCCCGCTCCATAACCCTTTCGATAACGTACTCCTTGTTCCGGCCCCAATCCATCTTGTCGAAATCGGTGTCCCAGAACAGCATCCGTCGGATGGCCGGAGCGCCACTAACGGATTCGTTCGCTTTCCGGTTCTTGTATTCGGCTATCTCGTAGTATGCCTGAAGCGTCAGCAGAAAGCCCTCATCATAACCGAGTGCCTTTTCGATCTTGAGGGCCATTTCGACCGTCAGCTTGCGGCGCCCCGTAATAACCGCATTAAGCGTCTGTTTGTGTTCGTCGATAGCAGCAGCAAAGGCTCGCTGGCTGAGGTTGCGTTCCTGCAGCTCCAAGCCGACGATCTTTCCCGGACGGATGCCCTTATACATATCAATTTCGCTTCTCATGGCTCTTTTTGCAAATATACACAATGTAAACGAAATTGTTTACATAAATATTGCCCTTTTTTATCGGCTCCCCGGATTACGCATATCCGCGATGCAAATAATCCTGCTGCCACGACATTTTATCGGGTAACTCCTTTGCCCTTTTTAAGTCGGTTGGCCAGCTTTTTCGCCACGTCGGGCAGCTGCCTCACCGGTTTTTCGGTAGTTGCCCCTACGCCCCCAAATTGCTCTTTCCGCTCCGGTGTCGCCGCCTGCGGCCTGCGGATATTCGGGTATTGCTCCCGGAGCAACTCTCCGGCCAGCTCCCGTACCGAGGCCATGATCTGTGTTTTTTCGTTCTCGGTCGTGGCTTGGGTCAATCTATCCGCCAGAGGATCGAATCGGTCGTGATAGGAGAAAAAATTGGGAAACTCGTCCTGTATCTCCGGAGCTTTGCACTCCGGCGAGGCAAGGTATAGCAGGCAACTGATGTCGTAAGTACGATCCGGGATATTCTCCGGTATTTCCCCTTTGCCGAATCCCGAAAGCGCAGCGAAATTGGCCAGCGTCGGGGACATATCGAATTGTCCGACGGTATCGCATATTCCAATCTCTTTTATGTCGGCATAACAGCCGGACGACAGACAGCCGAACGGCTCCGGTGCGGTGCGGAATAACGTATTGAGGTCAATATCGGGATTGACTTTCGCTCTTTGTGCCTCGTCCGGAATTAGTTCCATCGTCCTGAAGAATGTAATGTCGAGCCGGGGATCGAAGAAATTGGCGGCAAAGAAATCTTTGTACCGTTTTTGCAGTTTCTCACCTCGCTCCGTATTATCGAACAACAATACGCCACGGTCGGTTTCGATGCCCGTATAGGTCTGTTCCCTGCTCCTTTCCAGACCGGAATAACGCCAGACGGCTGATTGATATGCCATCGACTTGTTTAATGCCTCATGGGAATTTTCCGGCAGCAGCGGATCGAGGCCGTTCTGACAGCAGTATATGGCCGGATAAAGCCGGCAGGTGTTCAGCGGTTTCAATCCCTGCTCCTTGATGGCATCCGACAGTTTGCGCGGAAACATCGGGATATTCTCGTAAGGTTTCCATACTAGGTCGGGGTCGGCAAAACGGTAATGCACGAAAAAGCTGTTCGGGTAAGGCGTCAGCCAATCTTTGAGTATTATTTCCGTGCAATGATTGATAAAATGACCGAAGTTTTTATAATATCTCCCGTTTGCCGATACAGCCTGTGTTTTTCCTTCCGGTGAAAGCATCATATAAACGTCGCCCGGCTCCCGACGGTCGCCGGAGTTCATCGTTCTGTTTTCTTCTGTCGTTTTCATTTAGTGGCTTGTTTTAGAATTTCGGTTTCATGAAGGATTTGCGCTGCGGTTTTATGGGGCGTGTCCGCTCCTGCCGGGGCGTAAGATTCCGCAGGGTCAGCGATTCATTCTTACGGTCGTAGCGAACCTCGCAATTCTCGAAGATTTTGGTATCCGTTTCCACGTTCCGTAAACAAATCGTTTCGCCTCCATAGAGCCGTTTGCTGTCGTCGTAGGAAATCGGTTGGCGGAGCAGCTCGTCCATCTTTCGGGCGAATACATAAACATTGTCTTCGCACCTGATCCGATCCGGAGTGTAAATATCCAGCTCGGAATGGTTCTTAAAGGCATACAGGCACATATCCGCCGTGCGTATGTCGTGAGGAACCCATTGAATCGCCTGCGAATGATTCCTGACGGCGGCCTCGCCCACCTGCTGCGTAATGACGTTTTCCGGTATAAGGTGCAGGACATGTCCGTTTTTCCGGACGGCTTCCAACGCTACTTCTTCCGAAATGGCTTTGGGACGCATTACGGTTATCAAAAAGTCGATTGTTTTAGGATTATCCTGCTCCCGAACCATTTGCAGAGCCATCGACGGCTCTGTCAGCGCACCGGCGACGCTGTAATCGGTTTTATCTTTTCCGTAGGTATTGTCAAAAGCCTCTTTGCACATCTCGTAAGTCCGGTCGTCTTCGGGTATTCCGTATAAATTCTGCGGATTCTCTTTTACCAGATTCATATAAAGGTCAGGACTTTTCATTGCCTCCGGGATAAACGGTATGGCATACGGACTGCGGCGTATGGCTTCCATGCACAACTCCGGCGTCTTGAGTTTTTCGGGACCCATCCGTAAATATGAGCCGTCGTACCGTACCGCCGTTTCGCACAGCTCCTTATCCTTGAATTTTTCGGGAATGTTGAAAAACAACTCCGGCTCTTTGGCAAAGATCATCTCCGCCAGCTTCGGGGTCATATAGTCCGGATTCATACTGTCCAGAAAATGTTTGGTTCGTGAGTATCCCTCGCAACGCTCCAACAACTGCTCGTGGATCTCTTTGTAGGGAATGTACCGAAGTACCCGCAGGTCATAGCTCGAATACAATGCCTCATGGCACATCTCCCGTGTCAGCAGTTCCGGCTTGAAATATTGAATGGCGGCAGGGTCGTTCACCATCGCTTTCCGGTACAGGTCGGTGGTATGCAATGCCTCCGGTACATAAGGAAGTGCATGGATGCTGGACGATACGGCCGCCTCGCACATACGTTTCGTGCGTAAATGTTCCGGTACGTCGTGCAGCATAATCCCGTCGCTCTGTACCGCCGCCGTGCATACCGTCCTTGTTTTCCACCGTTTCGGCAGGGCCGTCAGGCACGACGGGTCGGTACGAACTCCGTACAGGGCGATGCGCTCGTCCATCACCTCCGGTTCGATGTCCGCCAACAAACTTACCATATCGGCCCCTTCCTGCCGGTATTTTTTCATACCTTCCAGACACACGTCGGCATAGGGAATGAATTGAAGGACGCTTCGGTTCTCCCGAAATTTGGCCAGCGGGGCGTTCAGGGCCAGCCGGCACATCTGCGGAGTTTTCATCGCTTGGGGCACGAACTCCAACACCCAGCCGTCCTTCGTCACCGCATCCATGCACATCTGTTCCGTTTTGAGCCGGTCGGGAACGGCAGGCAAGGCCCATACGTCGTTTTTCACCGCGGCTTCGCACAGGGCCTCTGTTCGGCGCTCCTGCGGCACGAACAGCAGCGCCGGGCCGTAACGTTCGACAGCAGCCATGCACATCGAGGGCGTTTTCAGCTCTTCCGGCACATAGTCGAGGGCATAATCCCAATTCCGCACGGCCGTATAACACAGCTTTTCGGTACGCATATGGCGGGGGACATATCGGATATTCTCTCCGTCGATCTCGACGGCGCGGCGGCATACCGCCTCGGTACGTCGTTCCAAAGGCAGGGTCATGAACATATTATGTTTTCGTCCGCCCCGTTCGAGCAAGGCGATATCTGCTTTTTCCTGTTCTGTCATAAGGTTCTCGAATTAAAAATGCCCGGTTTCGGCCGGGCACTGATGTTCGTTTGTGACTATTGCTCTTCGCCGCCCGTATCGCTGTCGTTCTGGAACGTGAAGCTCTGTTGCACCACCTGTCCCATGTTGTCCTCGATATAGACGTCGATGGTCTGCTGGTCGTCGCTACGGGAGGTGTAATAAAGACGGAACGAGAAGCGCTCCAGCGGATAGCGGTCGTTGGGAAGGAACACCGTTCCGTCGTCCATCCGCAACTCTCCCTTGCCGTCGGGTTGGAAATAGCGGATCGTGTAGCGGGCGTCGGCATACGCCCCCTCACGTACCAACGTACAGCGTATCTCGGCGGTTTCGCCTACGCCGATACGCTTGGGTACGGGCATCGTTTCCAGCGAGAAGCTGTACGCCTGCTGAATGTCCAGCTCCTTGTCGCAGGATGCGAGCAGTCCGAGTGCGGCCATCGCCGCAAAAAGTAACTTTTTCATCGCTTTTTTGTTTATTTGCATTTGTAATCCGCGAAGTCTATCGCATTGAACAATCGCTTGTTATTGCACCAGTAGGCCAGCCGCCACGCCTCCCGCGAGGGTTTAGCGTCGCCCGAAAAATCCCGATACGGCTGTGCGAAGGGCACGCATCCCAACGCCTTCAGTTCCCGAATACGTTCCAGCGCATCGCCGATGTCGTCGCGCACCAGCACGTAGAAGAACAGTTTACGGGGCGACAAGCCACATTTGACGAGCCGTTTTACGACGTTATGTACATCCTCCTGCACGGCACAGCTGTCATAGGCCATTCGCAGGAAGCGCAGCCACCTGACCCGTGCGAGCAGCTCTGCGAGTTCCGGGTTGCGGGCGATACGCCGCACGTCGAGCCCCTGATTGAAGTCCACCCGCACGCCCAAGCGGACGATCTTTTCGATCTGTGCGAGGCCCCATGCGGAAGCCAGCACGTTATTGTCGAGAAGTACGGCCCGCTTGCGTCCGGCGAGGAACTCTTCGATGTCGGCATGGGGCCGGATAGCGCCCTCTTTGCGTGGTACTACGCACCATGGGCATCGGTTCGGGCATCCGCGCGTGAGAAAGCCGTAGGCTTCGCCCACGCCGTAAAGCGAGTAATCCGGACACGTATGTTCGACCGCCTCCGGCAGTGTCGTCGTATAATCGCGGTAGCCCGTTCCGCCGCGTATCACCTCGCAGCGGTATTCATCCCGGCAATCGGGCGTATGGGTAAAGACCTTCGACAAATACACTTTGTCGTAACGCCCCGCCACGGGATCGGCAAATTCCACCGTATCGCCCCGGAGCTTATGCCACGCCGAAAGTTTCATCAGCACGAGGTTCGGGAAGTTGCGCCCGTCCACATCCACTAATCCGATTCGCATGGCCTCCTTACTGTTTTGAGGGTTCGGGATCCCGTTCCAGCCGAGAACGGGCTATGGCGACGTATTCCGGATTCGGCTCGATGCCGATGTAGTGCCGTCCCAGCCTGCGGGCGACAAGGGCCGTCGTCCCGCTTCCCAGAAAAGGGTCGAGAACTACGCCGCCCGGCGAACACCCCGCCTCGATGGGTGTCTCGATCAATTTCTGCGGATAGGGGGCGTAGTGCTTCTCGTGGCTGATTTCGGTCGTAATCCGCCAAACCGTCCGTTTGTTCCTGCCTTGAAGGTCGTTTCTGGATTTCGAACCTGTCGGATGTTCCGGCTGTCTGGATATTCTGTTCGTCTCATTCCCGGCATAAGGTTCTAACTGTTGCCGGAAGTCGTATTTCGGGGATTTGGCGAAGAAAAACACCTTCTCGAAATCCACCGTAAAACGGTCTTTGACGGGAGTAGGCACAGCCGAGGGCTTATGCCATATAATCTCGTTGCGCAGTATCCACCCTCGCAGGATCATCATCTCGGCGAACAGCCCCGGAATATTGCACAGCGATTTGTGCGGAACTCGGTGTATCGACAGATCGACGCGCAGTGTTTTCAGACAATGGGCGTTTTTACCCGGCGGCCAATCGTCTGGGCGGTTGTATTTATTGAGTTTGCTGTACGAATCGCCGAGGTTCACCCATAGCGTCCCCGTACTTTTCAATACGCGGCGGCACTCGTCGAAGATGCCCACGAGATGCTCCAAGAACATCTCGCGGGAGGGTTCCTGCCCCAACTGCCCCAGCCAGCCGCCGCAACTGCGGCAGATGGCGTAATCATCGAAATCGTGTTCACACTCCTGCCGCCCGCCGAACAGTATCGGAGAGAGTCCGTAATCCCTGAGCTGCCAGTACGGGGGCGAGGTTACGATACAGTCGATGGAGTTGTCGGGCAGCCGGCCGAGGCCGGAGGCCGCATCCGTATAAAAAATTACATCCGTTCGCATTGCGTCCGCTCTTTAATGTCCAGTCCCCGTATCGCTGTCCGGCACTTCGTCCCAGGGGTTGTCCTCCGGAATCTCGATGTCCGTCTGCGGGCGTTTCAGGGTTTCCGTTGTTTCTTCCTCATACAGTTTGGCGCACGAGGTAAAGGCCATAGCCGCTGTCAGCAGCATCGTGGCCGCGATCGCTCTTTTTCTCATCGTCAGTCATCGGTTAAAAGGTTGGATATTTCCGGGTCGAGCCTGCCCCGGTATTCGAATGTCTCTTTCAGCTCGCACGCCCGCTCGAACCATTTGCGCCCTTCCTCCCTGCGGCCCAGCCGCGAACAGGCGATGGCTTTCAGGTAGCACGCCTCGGCCGATTCGGGCAGCGCGGAGAGCACTTCGTAAGCGCGGTCGTCATGGCCGAGCGAGAGCAGCGCGATTGCCGTATTTCGGTCATGGTAAGGAGCCAATATCGTGAGGGCTTCGCCGTAGCGCCTTTCGTCGAGCAGCTTCACGCCCCGCGCGTAGAGCGTATCGGGTACGGTCGTATGGATCGTATCCTTCACCATGCCCACGCGCCGCAGGTCGTATTTGAAATCGACCGAGCGCAACAGCGGATAGAGCCGCTCCCGGATATATTTATACTCCTGCGGATACCTGCCGCGCAGGGCCGCTTCGCGCCGGTCGGGATTCTTCTCCGCACCGAACAGCGCAAGGATCGCCTCGCGGTGCGGCAGACTGTCCGAGGCGGCGATCAAGCGCCCCAGCTCCGTCCAGTTCTCGCCTACGGAGCGCACGGCGATCAGCGTATCGACCTGCCGCCCGAAACGTTCGCCCAGACGCCGTTTGAGCGACAGGGCACGCTCGCGGGCCAGACGCTCGTTGAGCGCGAGCGCTCCTTCCGGTGATGCCGAAGCGGTCAGCACGATACTGTCCACGTAAAACTCCCGCTGGTTTATCAGTCCGTCCATCAGGGCTTCGATGCGGGCGAGCTGAACGGCATTGGTTTCCAGCGTGTCGATAATGTCCGATTTGCCGACTTCGAAGGCAAGGTAGTTGCGGTCTTTGACCACGGCATACTTCTCGATCACTCTGGTCAGGTAGCGCCTCGTGGTGTCCGCGAAGGTCAGCATCGAGGATATGTTGTATTCCAGCGTATCGAGCGGCGGCATATCGTAACGGCTGCCGTCCAGCCCTACGACCGCTCCCTCAAGTGTGACGTGCATCGTCTTGCCTTCGCCTTTGGTCGGGACTTCCTGCGTGTAGTAATAGCTGATCTTCTCACGGCCTTCGACGATGGAATCCAGCCGCACGCCCTCCGGATAGGGGTGCTTGACGAAACGCTCGAAAGCCCGCTGCTCGGCAGCCGCATCGGGCTTGAAGACCCGCACGTATTGGTCGAACTGCCAATAGTTGCGATCCTGCACGCGGCTGAACAGCCCGCCCCGGATACTGATCTGCTGAAGCGGCACGAGGCTGTCCGTCTTGTGGAGCATGGGTGTTACGGCCACGCTCTGACAATTACCCTGCAACTGGCGCGGCAGCTCGATCACAAAGTCGATGCAGACCTTGCCCATACGTTCGGCGACGGTGCGCGATTTGGCCACCACGACCACCTCGTCGAGTTCGAGCGACATGACGCGCTCGCCGTTTTCGAGCGTAGTCGTAGGCAGGAAATAGACGGGCTTCAGGCTGTCGCGGTGCTTGTATTCGACATATTGCGGTGCGGACTCCTTTTTCGGCTCCTGCTTTTGTTCTTTGGGCGCATAGTTCGCCCGTGCGCCCAAGCCCCGGCGCTGAAGCCTGCCCGTAACGGTACAACCGCCCAGCAGCAGGCACACGACGAGGCTGTGCAATAACATCTTCTTCATTGTTTTACAACTTTTTTCTTATCATAAGCCGAGAAGACGGGCCGACTACCTCCATGTAATCGACGCCCGTGCTTGTTGACTTTGCCCGTAGATGTCCGTAATCGTAAAGACGAATTCCGTCCGCTCGGCATAGGAAGAGTTGGCGGTAAAAACATGTTGTCCGGTTTCGAGGGTTACAGGACTGTCGGGGTGTAACATGAAACCGCCATACGAAACCCTGCAATTCGTCGAGGTCGTCGTATAACTTACGGTATAGTCGCCCGCGTATTCGGTCGAACGGATGATCAGCGTCATCGGACTGTCCGAATAGAGAGCCGCCGAGGACATGGTTCGTATCATTGCGGAGAATTTCGGATAACGGGACGTTACCGTGCATTGCCGCTGTACGCTATGGCCGCTGCCGTCGCTTACCCGCACCGTAACCGTCAGCTCGCCGGTAACACGGGTGTCGAGCAAGAAACTGTGGGTTCCATTGCCTAACATGGCTTCGTTGCCGCCGAGCCCTGTCCCTGCGGGAAATACGAAAACGGCCTGCGGATCGGAACAAGTGAAGGTAGAGATTGCGGCGTCATCGCTTCCTCTGATTTCCAACGTAAAAGTGGCGGGATTGCCGACGACGATTGCCGAAGGCGGTGTCAGCGTAACATCGAGAGAGGGTTTTTCGACCGCCTCGGTCGTCAGCGTACGGCGAATTTCATAATCATAGGCATCCCGCAGGACGAATGTCAGCACGGCTTCGCCTGCAACTGTCGGGCAGTATCCGATCCGTGCTGTTTTAATTCCGGCTCCGCCGGGCAATGCGACGGGAATTCCGGTCGTCATGGCTGTACCGTCGAATGTTATCGTACCTTCGCCCTTCTCCTGTTCGACGGTCAGCGTGTAGCGACCGTCGGGATCGGTGCTCTCGACCCTCATCTCGGTAAAAATATCGTCGCCCACGCAGCACGTCCGAGGTAGTTCCGTGAAGGTAGCGCCGAGCGTCGAAAGACGCATATCCGTCGCATTGGCCCCCGAAATCGTCACATCGAGGTTATAATGACGGTTACGCAGGATGTCGAAAGAGGTCGTGACGTTGCTGCCGGGATAGATGTAATAATCGACCTTACGGCCCGACGTCTCGCCTTCGAGATGGATGCAGGTGGCGTATTGCGGGGCGTTTTCGCGGCTGCGCTGCCGCGGGTCGGTGATGCCCGGCACTTCGCCCTGAGCGTTTTCGGGAAGGTAAAGAACAACGGAGTAGCTGCGTCCGGAAAGGATGCTCTTCGGAAAGGATGTCACTTCGCTGTCCGCTGTGGGTTTGCTTTCAGCGAAGAACGGCACGCAGGACGGTACGCCCGTTACCTGACAGGATCGGAGTTCGAAATCCGTAAAGGCGCCGGCCGTCGTGACGTTCAGAGTCAGTTTTGCCACACACCGCCGCAGGAGTATCGCGACATCGGTAGCCCCCGATACGGTGAAAGACTGCCGGCCGCTCATCGCAAACCTCTCATCGGTATCTCCCGATACATCGAGAACGTACATCGCTTCCTGCAATCGCAGGAGCGTCATCGGCCCCATATCTTCCCTCGTATTGGCGATGGCATACGCTTCGTAACGGCCGTGAGCTATCGTCATCGTCCGCGAAGCGTTCCCTGCGGTCAGATAGTGATGTTCCAGCGAACCCGTCTGCACGTTATGCAGGTAAAGGTTCACGTCTGCAATGGTATTTTCATCCTCCGAATTTCGTGTCGGAAATCCGTTGTCCGCAGCCGCAAAAGATATTTCCACCTGCGAAGCGACAGCTTCGGGGGACTGCGGCCCATCGGGCGGGTCCCTGCCGCTATCCTTCGTGCAGGATGCGGACAGAAGCGGCAATAGTCCTAAAAACAAGAGCTTTTTCATATCTCGGGATTCTAAAACATATAAGAGAAAGAGGCTTCCAGCTTCGCCGGAGCCAGTACGATACGGCGGTAATGCCGCAGAAAGACATCTTCGCCGGGCGGCGGTGCGGGGTTCCAGCGCGTATCGTTCATGTAATACAGGCCGATGCCGCCTTCGAGCGAGAAATTCCACCGCCTATGCAGCATCCACGAGTAGCCCGCGCTGGCACCTACGCCGACAGTCCAGCCGTTGTAGCGTTTGTTCCGGTTCCCGACGCGATACTGTGCGAGGGCGGAGTGCACGCCCCAAAAGAAGCCGACGTGCGGCTCGAAGCGCCAGCGGCGCACACCCACGACGGCTCCCAGCACTTTGGTTCGCAGACTTTCGGTCGAGATCGGGTTCCAATATGCCGACGCTTCGACAGACCATTTTTCCGATACGGCCACATCCACACCGGCATGGACGGTTCCCGTTGCCAGTCCCAGCGCATTGACGCGCACGGCCGTATATTGAGCCGAAGCTGCGTTCGCCGCGAGGACGAACAGCAGCAGTACAAATAATCTTTTCAT